AATGCTTGATAGCGTTACGCTCGGCAAAATACACTCATTACTACTTGTAACCCAACACTCAAAGAACTTATACTTAGTGGGTAACTACTACCCTACATAATTACAAAAATATAGCGAAAAACCTTATCCCTATTGCATTTTCAAGGATTTTACACTAATTTTGCCATATGCTTACTATCAAACAATATCCACTAAATACCTTATAACTCAATGATATTCAATTAATTACAACGATTTTCCCTACCAAACAATGATTAACTACTATATATATAGGATAGATATACTGAATGTGCCTGCCTAACTCATTGATATTCAATAAAATACAAAGGTATTATTGATAAACAATGAATTATAAAGTAAAAAAAATTTTAATATATAAAGGGTACTCGGTATGTTGGTGCAATTTCCCCAAATGGAATATCAAAGACTATGTAGTATATCACCTCAGCCAAAATATGTAAGTCCAGCGCGCAAAAAACATTAGTGTACTTTGTACTCCCTTCTTTTATTATAAGAAGTAAGGTGGTTCAAACGCAGGCGTGGCGTATAGGGTTGTCTACACACGTGGACAAAAAGTTTTTCTGTGTGGACTTTTTTGTTTATCTTTGTTCTATGGATATGGAACTTAAAGGTATTAGAAGGGTCGCCAAGAAAAGCCCTACAAAGCGTCTGGTAGACGTAGACAATGGTGAAGTAATGGATGTTATGGAAGATGACAGGTTTATTACAATAGATAGTTTACCATTCGTCAAGGTATATAGTGACGAGTATGGGAGATGTATCTATGGGTTGCCTTATGTTGGGTTCCAATTGTTATCGTATGTAATGTTAAAAGTAGAACGTAACAGTAACCTAGTTTATATTGACTATACGGACGTTAAAAACCTTATAGGTAATCTTAGTAGGTCTGGATATTACAAGGGCTTAAAGGAGCTTATAAAGCGTAATGTGGTAGAAGCGTCTGAAAGAAAGCATACATATAGGGCTAACCCTAATTTAGTTTACAATGGCGTAAGAATATCTAAGTCTAAATAACGTATTATATTTGAAATAAATTAAAATGGCAACATATCAAAAAGATATAAATTACCAAGCAGGAAGAGCAGCATTGTTTGCTACGACTCCAGTAGGTAACGGTCAAGTACCTTTCAACGTAGAGTTAACTTTAGCTAATACCCATGGTACTGCTGGTCAACCAGCATCTTGCGGTGGCATCTACATAGGTGGAGATGGTAATTTAATTGTGATAATGGCTCAAGATAGTTCTAATACCTTAGTTACATTTAATGGCGTAAAAGCAGGTACATTCTTACCTATTCAAGTAAAGTTGGTTAGTTCTACTTCTACAGCTACAAACATTATGGGATTATGGTAAACATAATTTGGAATACAATAGTAGACTCAGCAGATTCTGCCGCTTCTTTTGTGGCTAGAATATGGAATTTAATTTCCCTTAATTGGGAAAACGACTCAAGCAATTGGGAAGCTTAACAATATAAAAAAATAACTAATGGCAACATTAACAGGAACCCAGGTAAAGAATACTTACCAATCATTACTTAAAATAAATAACAACGGTAGCTTGCCTACTTCTGCTCCAGCTATTATATCTGATGGACTAGGTAATATTACCCCATTGCAAATAGCAGAAACTAGATTAGGAACTCAATACTTAGCTTCTAACATAGGATTAGATTTAAACTTTTCTAATAATAAGTTTACTCTTGGTGACTATGATTTTACTGCAACAAGTACATCTTTCCAAGTAGATGTAAATGGTCAATACATTATTACTAATAGTAATGGTGGGTATAGAGGTATTTTTTTAGATTTCATTGGTGATAGTTATCAACTTGGAGATATAAATGGTATTACAAATGGTAATTTGCTTGTTATAAATAATAGCAATTCTATTATTAAAACAATGAAATCTGGATTAGATAAAGGTTTAAAAATAGATTTTGGAAATAAAATATATAGTTTAGGGGACCCTAATAATTTAGATAATGATACTGCTGTTATTGTAGATGACGCTAACGAAGAAATAATATTATCAGCAAATGCAAAAATAAATTTAAAAGGAACTAACTTTATATCTCCAACAAGTACTCCAATTTCTAATACTCATTTAAAAATATGGATTAACGGTACTGAGTATAGAATTAAATTAGATTTACCATAATTTTTTAACAATAAAACACAATACACACAATGAAACAAGTAACATTAAACGAAGAACAATTAAAAGCTTTAGACGCTTTCTTACAAGAGATGCCAATGAAATATGGTGCTCCAATTGTAAACTTCTTAAACGAGGTTATTAAATCTCAAGAAGCGGAAGTAGTAGAAGCTGAGTAATTATAAGGGAGATTAAGTTCTCCCTTTTTAAAACTTAGACTTATGAAAAAACTAATAAACTTTATCGGTGGTTTCTTTTTAGATAAACCAGATGCTCCTTCAATGAAGCGTTTAATTGCTTTATTCTTAGGTATCCTTTTAGGTGTAACCCTATATCATAACAGCTTTAGTGAAGCTCATGTAGCTCCTTCTGAAGCTTTAGTATATTCAGTAACTTTATTGATTGCTGCCCTCTTAGGGTTGAAAGTAGTTGAAAAAGCTATTGACGGATATTTTGGAAAGAAAAACGGAACTGATGACGCAAGCGAAGAAACCAGCAACTAAGAGAACAACAACAAAGAAGGTAACAGATGCAGCGTCAGGCGCAGTTAAGTTACCTGTTAGTTTTAACCAGTTTAGAAAGTACCCAATAGCTGCGGTAGCTTTCCTTTGTGTATTTGGTATTATCTATGTATACAAAGATATGAAAGCTGGTTCAAGCAAAGGAATAGACAACTGTATTGAAGATAACCGTACGCTTCAAAAGACAGTAGATAAAAAAGACTCAATCATTTATAATATCATAGCTCAACAAGCCATTATCAATGCAACCAAATAAAGCAGGATTAGTAATTATTCTAACTATACTTGGGTTAATATTTATAATGTTAACCTCTATTGTAGCACAGAAAGCTATTAGACCTCACCCTATTAAGGGTTGGCACAATATGAATATTGACTCTATGGTTACCGTAACCGTAAAGAAGAATAGCCAATTTATTGAAAAACGTGTAGGTGAATTGAAACATGCAGAGAAAGCTTGTGACAGCTTTAAAGAAGTAGTAACTGAATTGAAACAAGAAAATAAAAAGCTAAATGAAAAAGTTAACGGTACTGATGATGATGCTATTGGTGAGCCATTTGAGCTTAAGCCAATCGTATCCAAAGACAAAAATAATTAATGGGGATACTGTAGTGCTTTTATTAAAAAGCCAAGCAGATGATATTAACACTAAATTTTATAACTACAATGAAAAAATTAATATTCAAAAAAATCAAATCGATAGTCTTTTCTTATTTATCAAAACTTCAGAGTCTGATAAAATAGATAGTTTAAAAGAGCAATTGAGTATAGCTATTACTGCTAATAACCAATTGTTTGGATATAACGAAGGATTAAGAAAGGCATTTGAAGATATGAGTAATTCATTGGATAGTGCTTTAATGAGACGAGCAAGATATATAAAACGTAAATACATATTTGACAATTATTAATTATGCCAGGTTTTAACCCAAAAGATGCAAAAGCATACGCAGATAGTGTAATGAATGCTAACAAAAATTTAAACTTTGTTAAACGCTATCTTATGCCTGATATGTATCCTAAGTTACAAACTAATAAATTGTTAGGAGCTGAGGGTATAATTGCTGCCCCATCTGATGAATATACAACCCATTGGATGTCTCATGACCCAGAGTCAATGAGAGTATTTCCTCAGATTGTTATGATAGATGGCAAGTTGCAAAATTTAGGAGAAGATGCATATGATTATGCTGATAAAACAGGTGAATATATTCAATTTAAAACACCTGAAGAAGCAGAATGGTTTGCAGCTAATGGATATAAAAATGCTGGTCAATTAACCTTAAAACCTTTTTTAAACTCTAAGACAATACAATTACTTAAAAAGAAAAAATAATATGCCATTTAAATCAGAATCACAACGCAAATGGATGTATGCCAATGACCCTAAAATGGCAGCACGCTGGGAGAAAGAAACTCCAAAAGGTAAATCTTTGCCAAATAAAGTAAAAACTAAAGTTCAATCTAAAATGGCTAAAAAACGTATGTAATATGGCAACAGCTAAAACTAAATCAAAAGTTAACCAAGCAGGTAACTATACTAAACCTTCTATGAGAAAGTCTTTATTTGAAAAAATTAAAGCAGGAAGTAAAGGTGGTAACCCAGGTCAATGGTCTGCTCGTAAAGCACAAATGCTTGCTAAAGAATATAAAGCTAAAGGAGGAGGGTATAAGTAATGGCTATAGCAAAATCACAAAAGTCTTTAAAGGATTGGACAGAACAAAAATGGATGACATCTGGTACTCATGCTAATAAGAAGAAAGGTTCATCTAAAGAAGTAAAATCCGAAGGGAAAAAAAGATACTTACCAGAAAAAGCTTGGTCTTCTTTAAGTAAAGGAGAAAAGGCAGCTACTAATAAAGCAAAAGCAGAAGGCACAAAAAGAGGGAAGCAGTTTGTTTCTCAACCAAAATCAATTAAACAAAAAACTAAAAAATTTAGATAAAATGATTAACAAAGGAAAAGAAAAATTCTCAGGTTACAACAAACCTAAAAGAACTCCAAGCCACCCAAAGAAAAGCCATGCTGTATTAGCAAAAGAAGGTAACAAGGTTAAGCTTATTCGTTTTGGGCAACAAGGTGTTAGTGGTGCTGGTAAAGCTCCTAAGACTGCTTCTGAAAAAGCAAGAAGAGCATCTTTTAAAGCACGCCATGCTAAGAACATTAATAAAGGTAAAATGAGCGCTGCTTATTGGGCTAACAAAGTTAAATGGTAAAATATGACAACTATCCACGAGTTTCAATCTACACTATGGGTTGATACTCCCCATGGAGAAGGTATTGCAATATTAATTATAGATTATGGGATACATCAAAATACAATATGGGTTGTGGCAGATAAGAACAATGGAAGAGTTCGTCATTATGATTCAAACGATATTAAACTTAGTACAAACTATACATTAGGTATTAACAATGGCAAATAAATTAAATAATACAATAGTAGATTTACTAAAGCAATACATGCCAAAAGTGCAAGCTGATAAAACAAGACTTGGCACTCAAATGGCAAATGTTACAAATGCTGAGGCTGAACAATTAAAAAAACAAGCTATAAAAGCTGGCGCTGAAGGGAAAAAGCAAAAACAAATGTTGCTTAATGCTAGAAAAACATCTGCTGATAAATCAATACCATTTACTTTTCCTACAGGAGAAACAAAGTTATGGGATAAAATGTCCCCAGAAGAAAGGTCATTTGTAGAAGGTCAAAGTTTACGAACTAAAGGTAGGACTAATGAAGACCCTTCAAAAGAAAGTGTATTTGATGCATATATTAATCCTTTGAATATGTTGGGTAATTTAGCAGCTAATGCAGCTGAAGCTGGATATACAGCTAAACAATCTGGCTCAAATATGCCATATGTTACTGCATATGGATTGCCATTACTAATGGGTAGAGCAATGGGTAGTAATTCAATTAATCCTTTAAGTAAAGAATTTTATACTAAATCAATATCTGATAAAAAATTTTTTAATAATTTAATAGGAGGTTTAGAGCAAGAACCTGTAAAAAGTAAAGGTAAAGTATTATTACCTAAACCAAATCCAGAATTAATGAATGGCTCAAATGTAACAGTAGTACCTAAAAATGGAGTAAAAATAGAATTGTTAGAACCTAAATTTAAAAAATCAAATTTAAAAAAAATAGAAAAAGAAGCAGCATTAGATGAATTAGCTAATAAATATTATAACTTAGAATTACATAGTAACATACCTAAAGGAAGTGAATCATTTAAAAATCTTATAAAAGAAAGACAACAACATTATAATAAAAAATTAGATATATTTAAACATGAACCTGAATTTCAAAAACAATTCAAAGATTTCATAGAAAAAAATCCTCCATATAAACCATTTGGACAGTCTTATGAAAAAGATTTGAATTTATTTGCTCATTTAGCTGAAGACTTAGAAACTCCAAGTTTTTATGGAGCTCCTAATAAAAAACGACCAGATATATTAGAAATGTTAAATGAGTCTAAAGCAATGGCTGAAAAATTTAAAGGTGCACCTAGAAATTATACAACAAGAGAAAAAAATTTAGTTAGAGCATTTTCAAGAGGTTATGATAGAAGATTAAATAAACTTGAAAATTTAGAAGCATTTAATAAAAGTTTGTATGACCCATTAAGAGAAGAATTTGAAAATACAGTAACCAAGAAAAAATTACAAGAACCTGTTACTGTACGAAGAGGTGATAATGATTGGGCAGTAAAACATGTTTGGAGAAATGGTGAAAAACTACCAGAAGGGTCTGTTAAATATTCTGAATTACAACCTGGTGATGAATGGATGCCTGATAAATTTACAAGCACAAGTTTTAAACCTCAATCAGGATTTGGTGATATAGAATCACAAATAGAATTACCAGCAGGTCAAAGTGTTGCAATGCCAAACTTATTTAAAAACCCTGAGTTTTTGCATGAGAAAGAATTAATATTGCCACAAAAATTAAAATTCAAAGTAGAAAAAAATTTACTGCAAAATAAAGGGTTTAAAAATTTTAATGAAGTACCTGAAGATTTACTAAATGATTTTAAAAAAATATATCCTAATTTTTATGAACGAATCAATGAAGCCCCAGATATTATAAAAGTAGATATGATTAATAGACTATTGCCACAATATATAGAACGTTTAGGGACTCCTGTTATGAGACATAGTATTACCAACCCATATATGACTATACCAGGTATGTTTATGCTACAACAATTAATGAATAAAAATAAAAAGAAAGAAAATGGCTAAGCAGGTAAGCAATTCAAATAAAGTAACATTTGGACCTAGAAAGAAAGGTAATGCTAAAAAATCATACAACAAACACACACCAAAGCCAAAAAAATATAGAGGTCAAGGTAGATAATTAGTATATTTGCGTATATTTGCGTAACAAACACACACAACAATGATTAAACAACCTATAGGGTCAACTGTATTTGTGACCCTACCTAACGCGCTTCAAGAAAAAATTACAACAGAATCTGGTGTTGAGTTCTTTATTGATGGTTCTTACAATCATGAAGAATGGTCAACAGTTAATGCATTTATCCATTCAAAAGGTGGTAGATGTAATATTCCTATAGAAAAAGGAGACGAGGTAATAATCCACTATTTAGTTACATCCGAGTATATAACCCAAGGGGATGTTAGAATATACCAAAGGGTTAAACAATATGAAGGTGAAGTAGTATGGGAAGCAGATGAGGATATGATATTGGCTAAGAAAGTTGATGGCATATGGACAGGATTAGGCAGATGGGTTGTATTAGAAGATATTCAAGAAAATACTACTCAGTCATCTTTGATTATTATACCTGATATGGTAAAAGAAAAAAAGAAACGTGGTTGTGGAAAGTTTTTAGGTGGTGATTTAGAAGTACCTAAAGGTGCTACTGCTTTTTTTGATGAAAGATATAGAGCGTATTATAGATTTCCAGATGGTAAAGAAAGAATAATTTTGAATAAAGAATTAATATTTGGCTATGAGCAGGTATAAAAAAGAGCAAATATCAAAAATGGTTATAGACCCTAACACTACAGATATGATTACTACATATCCAAGGTTAAAAGAAATATTACCAAAAGGAAGCTTTGTAAAAGATGTAAATAAGCAAATACAATACATGGCTTGGGTTTATGATTATAATTCTCCTGCGGTTAAAGAGTTTAGTGATATAACTCGTAGAAAAGAGTGGGCTAAAGCAACAGTAGGGTTAACAGAAAAACCAAATTTTGAGTTAATGTTAAACTTTGTTAGCACGGTTATTAATAGTAGGGTATGGACTCTTATATGCTCATTAGAAGCAACATTTGAAGAATATGCTGAAAGAGTAAATAAAAGAATTGAGGACCAAGATAGTGGAAAGGAATTAGACGTTTTAAAAGCTGTAGAGATTAAAAACAAACTTATTAATCAAATGGACGATATGATTAATAAAATAGAAGCATTATATAATAAGCTGTTTGCAGGAGACCAAGATGCTGTAGATGAATTTGATGAGGCTAAGAAATTTAGACCTGAATATATAGCGGCTCAAATGAAAAACAAATGATAAAAGACTTAGGCGGCAAAAAAGTAGACGTACAAGGTTTAATATGTAATCTTCCAAAAGAAGGGTATGTATATAACCCTTTTACTGGTGACTACCAAGATATTGGAGTTGCTCGTCGCCATATGAAATACGACAATTGTTTTTGGGAAATAGATAAGCGTTGGGAAAAGTACCCAATATGGGAAAAAGAAGAAGCTGAAAAGCAAAAACAAGACCCAAGATATGTTCACCCAGATTTAAAAGAATTTAAAGAATATTGCTGGATAAGAAGGATAGGTGGTCATTGGTTTATGAATAACAATAAACCTACTTATATAACAGGAACTCATTGGTTTTACCTTTCTTGTTATCACCTTGATATTGGGTTGCCTAAATACAGAGATGTAGATAGAGAGTTTTTTTATTCATGGGAATACTCAGTACAAGACCCTAATTGCTTTGGGTTAGTAGAAACAACTAAACGTCGTAGTGGTAAAACATATAGAGCAGGTTGTATTGCATTAGAGCAGTCAACTCGTTCAGAAAACTTTTGGGCAGGTATTCAATCTAAAACAGATGATGATGCCAAATCAGTATTCAGAAAAGCTATTGTTAATCCTTATAGAAAACTACCATCTTTCTTCAAGCCTATATCGGATATGCCTAATACAGGTAAAGTTCCTGCTACAGGGCTTAAATTCCAAAGCGGTAAGGTAGATATAGATGGCGAAGAGTTAATGTCAGGAATAGATTTTAAATCGTCAACAGAGGGTGCTTATGATGGACAAAAACTTGGTTTTTACATTGGTGATGAGGCAGGTAAGACAATGATGGTTGATATAAACAGAAGATGGAATGTTGTTAAGTATTGTTTGATGGACGATGAAGGACGTATTATAGGAAAGGCACTCCATACGTCTACAGTAGAGGAAATGGAAGCTGGAGGTAAGGCATACTTTGAAATGTGGCAAGGTTCTGACCAAACTACTAAAGAAGGTAGAAGAACGCCTACAGGTATGTATAAGTTCTTTACTCCTGCTCAAAAAACACGTCATATAGATAAGTTTGGGTTTGCTAATGAAAAGTTAGCATTACAAGATATATTAGAAGAAAGGGAAGCATTGCGTAATGACCCAAGGGCATTATCATCTGCTAAAAGAAAAGAGCCATTAGATGAAAAAGAAGCATTCCAAACAGATGCTTCTAAATGTGTATTTAACCCTATTATACTTAATGATAGGTATGATTTGTTAAAATGGACAAAACCTAAGATATTAAGAGGTAACTTCCAATGGGAAGATATGAAGAGAGACTCTAATGTCACCTTTGTAGAAAACCCTAATGGTAGGTTTCAAGTATTAGAATTTCCTGACTTTTCTAATAATGTAGAAAGAAAGGGTGATTATGTATATGCACGGAACAAACATATGTATTGTGCAGGAATTGACCCTTATGACCATGTCAATGTAACTAAAGAGCATCAATCAAGAATGTCTAATGGTTCATTATGTATCATAAAAAAGGGAAACCCTATTAAGCCTACTGCTTATGACGGAGCACCTGTTTGTTTGTATTTAGCCAGACCAACCCCAGAAGTATTCTATGAGGATTGCCTTATGGCATTAACTTACTTTGGTTGCCAAGCACTAATTGAGACACAAAAGCCAGGTATCCTACATTACTTTGAATCAAGGGGTTATAAAGATTTATGCTTTACTCCTCCTGGAAAAGACAAGCCAGGTATTGCAGCAACGCTTACAAATAACGTATATATAGCAGAATTGACCGACCAATATATATCTACAAAGATTGATAATGTGTGGTTTGTAGAGCTTATAGATGATTGGTTAAGATTTAGCCCTAATGATACAACTGAGTTTGACGCTGCTATGGCTATGGGTTATGCATTAATGATGACATATAACCCTCAATATAATCCTAAACATAAAGAAAGCAAACAAGTCCCAATAGAAGATTACTTTAAATTTATGAGAGGTAAACGTACAGGGGGCATATTTGGGAAGTATTCTTAACGTATTATATTCAATATAAATAAACTAAATTGCTGAGATGGCAGAAATAGTATCAAGTGTAGGGGTAAATTTCCCTGATGAAAATATCAATCCTAAATTAAAGGTAGAAAAACCTTTTTTATTACAATATGCAAGAGCTGCGTATTCTGCTTATGGGGATACCCCATTTGGTTCAATTGGTTGGAGAAGCCGTGATAAATACGAGTGGGTTAAAACTTATGCTCGTGGTCAACAAACAATTGACAGATATAAACGCATATTATTACCTGACCAAGACCCTACAAATAACACATTAGTAGTTGATTGGTCTGTATTGCCTATTGTACCTAAATTTAGAAGGGTAGCACTTGGTTTATTAGAAAAAACTGATTACGATATTACTATCAATCCTATTGACCCATTAGCGGCAACTGAATTGGAAGACCAAATTACAGAAATGAAAATGAAAGCTGAAATGAGAAAGGCTTTCACAGAAATACAACAAGGTCAAGAAAATCCTGCTATGCCAGAACAATTACAAGCAACTGATGGCGAGCCAGATGATTTAGATGGTATTGAGATATTTGAAATTGGGTTGCGTCATAAAACAGCTATGGAAGCTGAACAAGCAGTTCAATTAACATTCACACAAAATGATTATGATGGTCAAAGAAGACAAGAGCTTCAAGATTTATTTGACTATGGTGTTGCTGCATTTAAAGATTACAGAGACGGAGATTTAGTTGGTTTTAGAAGAGTTGACCCAAGAAGATTAATTTTAAGCTATTGTACTTACCCTGACTTTAGAGATTTAAGATATGTAGGTGAGATTATGGAAGTTCCAGTAGCTCAGCTTATTCAAATGTCTAATGGTGAGTTAACTGAAGATGATATCAAGTTGATTTATAAACTTGCATCTACTAATCAATTTAGACCTTCTATGCCAGTAGGTAATGCTTACTATGGTAGCTATTCTGACTTTTGGAATAGAGGTAAATGTGAAGTGTTAGATTTAGAAATATTATCAACAGATGAATTAGTTAGAGAAGAAAGAATTGATAAAAGAGGGAATATGATATTTGGCAAAGCTGGATATGATGATTTCAATAATAAAAAAGATAAATACAAAAGAAAACAAATACAAGGCGTATACCGAGTAAAATGGGTTATAGGAACAGATATATGTTTTGATTATGGTAAACAATATGATATTAAACGCGACCCTATTAACATGGCGCGCGCTAAATCAAGCTATAGTATTAGTGCAGTTGATTTTTATGATATGAAAACATTCAGTCGTATGGAAGCAATTATCCCATACGCAGATGCCATTCAATTAGCATATTATAGATTACAACATGAATTAAATACATCAGTACCAAAAGGGTTTAACATTAACCTAGCGGCATTAGAAGAAGTTAGTTTATCTGGTGGTGGTCAAGCAATGAAGCCTTCTGATATTATTGATTTGTATTTACAAAGAGGGGTATTGGTTAGTCGTTCAGTTTCATTTGATGGCAAACAAGTTCCTCCTGCTATTCAAGAATTACAAGGTGGTACAGGTGGTGCTATTGCAGAATACTGGAATTTAATTAACCAAAACCTTGACATGATACGTCAAACACTTGGTTTAAATGAATTGACAGATGCTTCATCTCCTAACCCTAAGTTATTGACAACAGTAGCAAATTTAGCTGCGTCAGGAACTAATAATGCATTAAGTGACATTAACTATTCTGATAGATACTTAGCTCAATCATTATCTGAGTCTATTATTATTCGCGTACAAGATATTATTAAAAGTGGTGATGGAGATGCATTTGCAGATTCTTTAGGAAAAGGAACTGTACAAATGTTAAGAATATCTCCAGATATTACTAAATACACATATGGTATTGAGATTGTGGATAAACCAACAGCTGAAGAAAAATCAGGGTTAAATGAGTTGATTAAAGTTGCTTTACAACAAGGTCAAGTAGATATTAGCGATGTTGTACGTTTAAATAATATTAAAAACATTAAACAAGCTGAAATGTTTCTTGCTTACAAAGTTCGTAAGAACATGGAGAAAAAACAACAAGAAGCTATGCAACAACAGCAAATGAATGGTCAGATACAACAACAATCTGCACAAGTTGCTGAACAAGCTAAACAACAAACATTACAAGTTGAATACCAAATGAAGTCAGAACTTGAAAAAGTTAAGGCTGAAATGGAAGCACGTTTAATTGAATTGCGTGGTCAATTTGAATTGGAAAGAGAAAGAATTGCAGCAAGCGGAAGGGTTGAGTCATCTTATGTACAAGCAGTAGAAAGACAAGATAGCAATGTTAGAGATAATAAAGCTAAACTTATTAAAGAAGATAAGCAAGATGGAGTACCGCAAATAGATATCAAAGCTAATTTAGAATCAAGAGTAGCTCCTGAAACAACAGGAGGGAAAGAATTGACACCTAACATTCAGCCATTTGATTTCTCTGAACCAGCACAAGAAGAAGAGCAAATGCCACAAGAGCAAATGATGCCACAGCAACAACCTGGTATGGGAGAACAAATGCCAGAAGAAGCTATGATGGAACAAGGTTCTCAAGAAGAAGCTATGGAAATGCCTCAACAAGAAATGCAAGAAGAATCTCAAGACCCTACCCAAATGAGAGAAGCATTAATGGCACAATTAATGAACTCTCAACAATAACGTATTATATTATCAACAACAACAATAAATTATGTCAGAAACACAACAAGTAGCAGAACAAACTCCTATGGAGCAGCCAGTTGAACAAGTGCAAGAACAACAAATACAAACACCTGTTGAACAACAAGCTCCACAAGAACAAGTTCAAGCTCAACAACAACAAACGCAAGAAGAGCCTACAGGCTGGCAAATTAAATCTTTGAATACCGATAAAGATATTTATCGTGATAATCAATCAGGTTTTGATTACCAAGAAGAAGCTCAGAATGCAGAGCAAGAAATTGCTCAAGAAAATCAAGAAGTTGAAACTAAAGCTGATACTGCTCCTGCACAAAATGTAAGAGAACAATTAGCTGAAGCACAAAAAGCTGAACAAAATCAACCTGTAGAGTTTGATCCATTTGAAAAGCTTGGAGTAAAAGATGACCCTTATTTTCAAAAGCTTTATGAAGCTTACAAAAATGATGCGTTAGATGACTTTTTGATAGCAACCCATACTAATTACGATGAGATTCCTGATGTGGATTTAATTCGTATGCAAGTACAAAATCAATATCCTACTCTCCAACCAGATGAGCAAGATTTGATTTTAAAAATGAAATTAGAAAAAGAGTTCAACATTACTGATTTAGAAGATTCAGATAATCGTGTTGGGCAATTGATGTTAAGGCTTGAAGCACAAAAAATCCGAGATGGGTTAAAGCAAGAACAAGCTCAATATCAAGTAAAGCCTAGAGTAAACGATGAATTTGAAGCCTACAAACAGCAAATGGAAGCTCAACGGTTACAACAAGAAGAGCAATTAGCTCAATTTCAAAATTATTTGAAATCTACTCCTGAGTACAAAAATTTCGAGACGAATAGAATTGTACAATTTGGGGACGGAGATATCAAAGTAAATTATGAAGTAAATGCTAAAGCTGAAGATTTTTTAACCGATTCTTTAAACCAAGAAAACTTTTTTGCAAAGTTTATGAATCAAGATGGCGCACTTGATTTAGCTAAATGGCAAAAAGTTTGGGCTTATGCAAATGACCCAACTACGGTTGAAAGAGCAATCTATAACGCAGGCAAAAGCCAAGGCGAAAAAAGATTGTATGATGAGCTACATAATGCTAAAGTAGATAATACTACAAACACACCGCCTAAAAGCTCTGGGTTTGTAATTAAATCAATTGATGGCAGACGCTTTGGATAATATAAAATAAATTATAAACTTTTTAAATAAACAAAAATGGCAATTTCTAATGCAGGTAATGCTTGGAACGGTAAACAGTTTACTGGTTCTATTGCAAATACAGACAAACCTTATGTCTCTAGCAACCGCCCTGGTGCAACAAATAACAATACTGCAACTTTAATTCAATCTACATCACTTTTAGACCAACGTGATATCTACAAACAATTAGTAGATTTACAAGATGACGCTGAGTGGTTAGACTTTATGTGGATGGCAGGTAAAAAAGAAGCTACTTCTGTACCTACATATTTTTCTTTCTTCAATGATAAATTATACAAACCTATCACTATTACTACAGGTTTTTCTGCAGCAACTAGTGGTACACTTGTAACTGACCAAGATTCTTATGCATTCGTGGTTGTTGGAGATTTAATTCGCGTTCCTTTAACAGTAGGTTCTGCTGTAGTTCGTGTAACAAGTAAAAACACTTCTGGTGGATTTAACTTAGTTGTTGCATCTGTAACTAACACTTCTATTACTGTTACTGCTGGTACTGGTTCTGCATTCTCTAACGCTCAAGTTGAGGGTTCAGTTGCTCCTACTGCACGTCGTTGGTTGGTTGGTAAATTAGGTAACCAAACTCAAATTTTCCGTAATTCATTAGTAATTACTGACGTACAAAATATGTCAAAAGTAGAATTAGAGTTTAATGGTAAACCTTACATTTTACCTTATGAAATGATCCAAGGTTTACAAAAACACCGTGGTGACATTTCATTAGCTATGTGGTTAGGTGAAGTTTCTGCTACAACTTTCGCAGGTGCAGCTGGTTCTTCTTATTCTGACCTTACAGGTAATTACAACTACCAAACTACTCGTGGTATGGATAGCTACATTGAAACTTATGGTATCAATGGTTCTTCTACTGGATATGTTGATGGTGTATTCACTTTACCTGACTTAACTTCTATTGAAGCTCAGTTAATCGCTAACCGTGCTCCATTTGAATATATGATGGCTGGTTCTACTGCTGCAGTAGCAACTATCTCTGACTTCTTGAAAAACTTACCAAGCTCTGGCGTTGTACAAACTGGTAGTTCTGCTCAAGGTGGTTTATATTCTGGTCGTTTGAATGTTGATGGTCGCGAAGTAGACTTAGAAGTTGAAAAATTCAAACATGCTGGTTTTACTTTCAACTTGAAAGCGTTTAAAGTATTGTCTAACAATGAAGTTATGGCATACACTAACTCTACAGTTCAAAAATCAATTTACTTCTTACCAATGGGTAAAGTAAAAACTGTAGGTGGTGGAATGGTAGATTACTTCCGTTACAGATACTTGCCTCAACCAACTCCTGGACAAGGTTCTTCTGAAACTGCAGAAATCATGACAGGTGGATTAGCTCCTACTCCTACAAACCAAGAGATGAACTTAACAACTACTTGGACTTCAAACATGGGATTAGAAGTATTTGCTCCAAGCAAATTTGCTAAAATCCAAGTTAATAACGCATAGTACAATCATAATAATGGGGGTAGCAATACCCCCTTTATTTTATTATTTTTAACAACAAAAACACACACAAACAATGGCATTTAGAAAAATTGGAAACTATAATGATTTAAGTAGTTCCGTATTCCCAAAATTACCTAAAAGAGGTACTGTAGTTACATACAGATTTTTACAAACATTTGAAGACCCATACGCTGAAACTGACGAACCAATATATAAAGCGGTAGTTCAATTACCTTCTTTATCTATTTGTTTTGACCCAGAAAAAAATGATTGGGTTGATGTAGGTTTAGTAGGTGCTGTTGAGCCAGATGGAACTCCAACATCTGCAAGAATTAGAAGAGTATGGCAAAGACCACATGAAAATGGAGGGTTAATGACATTAACTATTGGTAAATCTGAAGACGATGAATTATATCAATATTTAGAAGTAGCATCATTTAATTTATCTAACCCTAATAGAGATGAAAATGTTATGCCTATTATTGAAAAAATTGATTTTGAAGCTGAAGCAAGAGAAGCTCGTAATGAAATCAAAGCTAAATTAGAAGCTGTTAAAAAAGCATCTTCAATTGAAACTAAAGATTTACCACGTTATGCGGCTGTATTAGGATTTGATATTAATGATACGGAAGAGGAATTAAGATTTAATATTGAAAACTTTGCTCACGAAGACCCATTTGATTTTTTAGATAGAATGGAAGATAAAGGTTTTGAAATTGACTCTTATATTGCATTAGCGTTAGATAAAAAAATTGTTTTCATTTCATATGATGACAGCAAATTAAAATGGTCTGACACTAAAGGAGAAATAGTTAAAACTCCAGATACTGAAATTGACTCAGTAATTAGTGCATATACAAATTATGTTTTAAATAGTAAAGTAGGTAAAGATATCCACGAAGAGTTAGTTCGTATGGTTAACAACGAGCAGCCTGCAAAGAAACCTGCACCTAAGAAATAGTTGTTGTGTTGTGTAAATCCTATAGCCCTCTTTTTAGGGGGCGATTAGGTATCACCAACTTAATATGTTAAAGCCTCCTTTTAGGGGGCTTTTAACGTATTATATTAGCATAATTAGATAGAATGTTTGATAAATTAAAAGGTCTTGTTCCTCAGACCCTTATAGATGATATGGTTTCTCATGAAATCAATACGCCATTAAGAGCAGCGCATTTTTTAGCGCAAGCAGCTCATGAGTCTGGTGGCTTTAAATTTAAATCAGAAAACTTAAACTATAGCAAAGAGTCTTTGTTAAAAGTTTTTCCTAAATACTTTACAGCAGCATCTGCTGAAGGATACCATAGACAACCAGAGAAGATTGCTTCAAGGGTTTATGCTAATCGTATGGGTAATGGTGATGAAGCAAGTAAAGATGGTTGGAAATATAAAGGTCGTGGTTATATTCAATTAACAGGTAAAGACAATTATAAAGCATTTAGTGAATGGGCTAAAGAACCAACTATATTAAGCAATCCTGACCAAGTAGCTGATGATAAATATGCAGGGTTAAGTGCTATATGGTTTTGGAATAAAAATGGTTTGAGTAAAATTGCTGATACTGATAACTTGCGTGATGACAAAACATTGATTAAAATTACATCAAGAGTTAATGGTGGTACTCACGGACTTGCCGACAGATTGGAAAGATTTAATGACTATAAAAAGATTTTACTCTAATGGAAGTATCTACTCATGACTCTTCGACTAACCATTATTGGTTATTAGCAAGCTTGTTTTTAAATATAGTTGCTAACTTAGATAAAACTAATGTAACATTTATATTAGGTGTTATTGTTTCAGTACTTGCTATAATTAACTATGTTATTCAAATCAAGAAAAACCTTAAACGAAAAAAATAAACAATGGGTACTAAAGCTATTTATATATTCTTATTGGGTGCTATTATTAGCGTGTTTTATTCCTGTAGCCCTGTTAAGAGAGTGCTTAGCAATCCCAAATATTATGCCGAAGTTAAGAAACAAGTTATCCTTAATGGAGAATGCGTTAATGACACAATTACGGAAGAAGTACTTAAAGATACAATAATCTATAAGGATACAGTTATCCACGATAGCTTTAAAGTTAATATGCCTATGGAATGTTATTTAGACACCATAGTAAACGATTTTAGCGTGTATTTAGAAAATGGCAACCTTTGGGTTAAATGGCTAGGTCAAGTGCCTACAAGGACCATTAATAAGCAAACAACCCACGTTGTGGTTGATAGAGCTAAAGAAGCAATACTAATTGACTCTTGTGCAAACCAGGCAAGAAAAGTATATGAGTTAGAAAATGAGTCAAAAAGAAAAGGTTCTATTATATTTAAACTATATATTGGCTTGGCTGCTATCCTGTTATTTATGTTAAGAAAGCCTATAATGAGGCTGACTGGGATAGTATAAAAAACGTATTATATGATAAATACGTTTAAATGCAAAACGGTCAAGACTTATACAATTTCATAAACTTTATTGCCGATAAAAACCGTAGAGGTTATTTGTCTCCAGATGAGGTTGCTCAAGCCCTTTCTTCTGGGCAGGTAGATTTATGGAATTACTATTGGGGATTACCTCAAACTGCATCTGGTATTAAGAATGGTGCACCTAATCCTGATTATGGTTCTTCTCAATTAACATTAGATGCTTTAAGTAACTTTAGAAGAAAAGTAATAAGGACAACAAGTCCTACTGGAGTTATATATCTTTATAATACAGGACACCCATATGTCAACCCTTCTAACCCTGGGTATGATATTGTTGATTTAGGTCACTTTATTGGAATGATGAAAGTAGATGCATCTGGTAATATTTATAATATTGACCAATATCTTAATTCTGAAATTGTAGATGTTTTAAAATCAACTCTTTATCCTGTTGATGCACAAAACCAAGTATTTGTTTTTGAAGGAGATGCTATGCAGTTATACCCAAGAACTCAATTACCTTCTCAATATAAAGCAGAAGTTCAATATATAGCTATGCCACAAGATGTTGTATTTAAGTATACAACCGCTGGTAATAGCTTAACTATTTTACCGCAAGGTCAAATTAAACAAATTAATATTAATTATGGTGGTTCTGGTTATACAGTAGCTCCAACTATTGCAATTTCTGCACCAGTTGATGCTGATGGTAATGTCGTACCAAATGGTGTTGCAGCAACTGCTACTTGTGCTATTACAGGTGGAGTAATAACATCAGTAACTATTGTTAACCCAGGATATGGGTATAAATACCCTCCTACAATAACATTAACAGGTGGAACTCCAACTAATGCAGCTGTATTACAAGCAATCCCTGCTTTAGACCCTCAATTTGACCCAGTATATTGGGTTGAGTTAATTGCGCGTTCATTACCATATATAGGCGTAAACTTGTCCGCTCAAGAAGTACAAGCATTGGCAGTTCAACAATTACAATCTGTATAATGACAACTAAAAGCCAATTAATAGAAAGAGTAAGAAGAATACTATCTGGTGGTTATCCAAGCAACCGTGATAGAGTTAAAGACGCTGAAATAGAAAAATACTTAGAGTCTGCAATAAACAGATTGCTTAAAATGGAAATGTTTAACATGACTTATACCGTTGATGGTATGAGTATACCTGATGGTGTTATGTTAGCAACTTATGAAAACATTCCAATTTCATCTGGGCTAAATGATACTTGTACTGCAGTTTTACCTGTAACACCTATGTATCTTCCTGAAAGAATGGGTGTATTTAGTGTATATCCTACAAGCTATCCTGAAGCTGAATTTATACCAATACCTTCTGGTCAATATTACATTTTACAGCAAGTAAAAGAAATAAACTCTTTGCTTGGTAGAGTGCCTTATATTTGGGATGGAAGAAAATTAACAATATATAGAAACTTAATTGGAGATGGCATTTTTACAATAGATATTAAATTAGCAGTAGCTGATTTAGCAAATATTGGACCAAACGACCCATTACCTCTTTCTCCTGAATTAGAAGAACAAGCTATTCAAGCGTGTGTACAAATCTTCTTAACAGAACCAAGAACAGTAAGAGATGAGTCTTTAGAAGCATCACCAGAAAATTATATAAATTAATAACAAATGACACCAAACGGAGCTTTTGTATCAATAGATGAAATTGTAAATGCGTGGCTATTTAAGAACGGAAAGACTGTTCATAGCTACGCAAAGGTGTTGGCATTTGCAGCAGAAGCTGTAAGAGAAATGTCATATACATCTATGAACTTGGTACAGCATAAAATACTTATTAGAGATTGCAATGATTGGTGGGACTTACCAAGTGATTACTCTGATTATGTGAGTGCAGGTATTAGAGTAGGTGAATATTGGAGACCAGTTGGCATTCGCACAGGCTTAATGCCTTTCCCTTATACAGATGGGATTGCTCAATATAACCCAAGTGAATTTAGTGAAGTTCCTGGTGATATGAATACAACAGGAGATTGGGTTAACTGGATGGGTCCTGATTGTGACCCTGCTAGTTTTTGGGACGATGATTTTTATTTAGATGATTTCTTTACTCAAGATAGAGTAACGCCTGAATTACCAGAAAACAATGTAAGTAGTTTACCTACATATAATCAGTATTTGCCTTACCAAGGATTTATTCCTTTCTTTTTTTCTGATTTGTATAATGATTGGGGACAAAATAAAGGTAGAGCATTTGGATTTGGAGATGGTAATAGGGTTGACTCTATTAACATTAATGTAGAGAAAGGTATTATTACTTGCCCATGGGCTTTTCCTGGGAAACAATTATACTTGTGTTATGTAGGTATAGGCAATGTTGACTCTATGAGTATGTTACCTAAAAAAGCTCAAGCTGCAGTAGAAGCATACATAAGTTATAAAATGGCTATTACTAAACGTAATGGATTGTCCGAAGGAAGTGTACTTAAGCAATTATATGATAATGAATTAAGATTGTTTAGAGCTAAAAACGATATACTTACTACTACCGATATTAAACGTGCTGTTGGAAGAGCATTTGGTAGAACAAGAGAATAGATATGAATATAAACCAATTAAATGCTATAGTTGACCAAGCAGATAATAACCCAAGAGGACTTGTCAGTTGGATAGGGGCTAGTGGGTTAAAAATGCTACAACAGTCAATCATATCTACTCTTCGTGAGAGAGGTATAGTTACTGTCCCAAATACTACAGCACTACAAGCTCAAACATTTAATAACACACCTGTATGTTATCTTATAGGTGGGGGCTTTTATAGATGGAACGCTACAGGTACTCCTAATGGGACTACAATATTCCCTGCGGCAGATGGTGGTGTATGGGCATCTGAGTCAATGTCAAATGTTGGTAACTTACAACAAGTAACTAATAATGGTAATACTACTACAAATGATATTATTGCTAAGAAGCTAATAGCTAATGAAGAAGTAATGTCTGATTTATTTAGCATTACAAACTCTGGCTCTTTAGTATTTGACACAGGTATATTTACTACTACAGTTAATGCAGAAACTGCAACAGCTTATAGAAGTATTATAATACCAAATGAAACTGGTACATTAGCTACAAGAGAATGGGTGCAAGCTAATCCTCCATCAAGCCCAACCTATATTTATACCCAGACAACACCAAGTGCTACTTGGGTTGTTAATCATAATTTAAACTCATACCCTTCTGTAACTTGTGTTGACTCATTAGACTCACAAATTGTAGGGGCATTAGAATATACAAACGTAAACCAATTAATTATAACTTTTAGCTTGCCAGTATTTGGGAGAGCTTTCTTAAACTAAAAACCTATGGCGTACAAATTTCTCACCAACGTCAATATGACGCAGAACCAATTACTCAACGTAGTAATTGACAAACAAGCTACTGCTCCTGCAACTCCTGTAAGCGGTCAGCTTTATTATAATACATCAAGTAACTTGTTGTTTATGTACAACGGTACAACTTGGATTGACATTGCATCAGGCGACATTACCGCAGTTAATGCTGGTACTGGTCTTTCTGGTGGTGGTACATCAGGTGCTGTTACTTTAAACTTCAACCCAGATAATACTACTATTGAGGTTGATGGTAGCAACAATGTAAGAATTAAAGATTTAGGGGTTACTACTGCTAAGTTAAATACTGATGCTGTAACAACTATTAAAATATTAGATAAAAATGTTACCTTTGCTAAGATACAGGATATTCCTACTTTAACGGTAATTGGTAACTTGTCTGGTTCTACTGCTACTCCATCTGCGATTAGTGTAGTTACTGACTTTACTTCTCCTTTAAATACTAATATCCCTACGACTCTTGCAGTTAAAAACTATGTTGATACAACTGTAGGTAGTTTAGGTAACTTAGAGGGTGGTTTTAATGCTACGAGTGCAACATTACCTGTTGCTGCTGGTGGTACTAAAAAAGGTGACTATTGGTATGTAACTGTAGCTGGTACACCAAGTGGTGTTTCTCCTTCAGTAACTTTAGCAGTTGGTGATGTGTTGATTGCAAATCAAGATAACGCATCTACTACTAACTCAAGCCAATGGGTGTTCTTAGAAACAAACCAACAACAAGCGACTACTACTATTGTAGGTATTACTCGTTATGCAACTGGTGCTGAGACACAAACTCAAACTGAAGGTTCAGCAGCTGTAACTCCATTAGGGTTAGCTTCTTTGACTGCAACTGAAACAAGACAAGGTCTTGCAGAGATTGCTACTCAATCTGAAACAAATGCTGGGTTAGATGATACAAGAATAGTTACTCCGTTAAAATTAGCTACTTATGTATCTAATGCAACTGGTAGTTATTCTACAAGCGTAGGTAATGGTGCTGCGTTATCATTTACTGTAACACATAACTTAAACTCAAGTGCAGTTATTGTTCAGTTATATGAAAACTCAACTGGTGCTCAAGTGATGACTGATGTTGTAATTACAAGTGCAAACGTAGTTACAGTAAGTTTTACAGCAGCTCCAACAACAAACCAATACCTTGTGGTAGTAAAAAAATAAAATAAATGGCTTATAAATTTTTAAGTACAATATTAGGTATCGA